TAAAAGTGTTTCTCTTTGGGTGAGAGCAAATATAATCCATTTCTTCTTGATATGTTGCACCTCGTATCTCCTTTCGATTTTGTTCATTGTGTTTTAATACTAAACACTCTATTTTAAAATCTGATAATTGTTTTTTATCTATTAGTTGTCTAGTTGTTGTTGCTTTATATACTGGGCCAAACAAACCCTCTAATACTAATTTATGTGTTTTAGTATCATCAAGTGTTCCTGTTGTTCCTATTCTATATTTAGCATTTACTAATGATGTCATTATTTTAGTAAGTGATTTAGATTTAAACGTATGAGCCTCATCACCAAATACCACATCAAATTGTTCAAAGTAATCTTTATCAAATGTTGCAAGTGATTGCCATGTAGATACGATTACATTATCTTCCGTTACTTTCTCATGACCATAGTAAATTCTATGTACGTTTTCATTCATACCATAATCTAAAAAATCACTATGCATTTGTTCTACTAAAGATGTTGTCGGAACGATGACCAATATTTTTAAATTAAGCATTCTAAAAAATCTAATCATACAATATATGATAAGAGATTTACCACTTGCTGTCGGTGATAATAATAA